CGCAACTCTCCCGCTTACATGTCAGCGGCGAGATTACCGAATCGAAATGCGATTGCAAACGGCGCGACTCGCAACTCTCTGCAGATGGAGTATTTGATTATGGACTTCCGGTTGTTCATCCCGATCACCAAAGTCGATGTCGAGAAACGACTCGTCTATGGCACCGTGGCCGAGGAAATACCCGACCGCGCCGGCGAAATCATGGACTATGAAAGCGCGCGGCCCGAGTTCGAAGCCTGGTCAGCGGAGATCGCCAAGGCAAGCGACGGAAGGAGCCTGGGAAACCTCCGCGCCATGCATGGCCAGGTCGCCGCAGGCAAACTCCAGAGCCTCGCCTTCGACGACGCTGCGAAACGGATCGAGTGCTGCGGCAAGGTCGTAGACGACTCCGAATGGAAAAAGGTTCTCGAAGGCGTCTACACCGGCTTTTCCATGGGCGGCAAATATCTGAAGCGCTGGACGGATCCGGAAAACCGGCAGCTTACGCGCTATACGCCGAAGCCTTCCGAGGTAAGCCTTGTCGACAATCCGTGCATTCCGACAGCCACCTTCGAAGTCTTAAAGGAGGACGGCTCGCGAGAGCTCAGGAAATTCCGCCACACTGCTTCCGTTGCGAAGATCGGTGCGCGCCATTCGAAAGCCGACCTCGCGCGCGTTCAGCATTTACACGACACGGCCGTGGCTCTGGGCGCCGCCTGCCCGAACAGCGAGCTGAACGGATGCGATACGGGCGACGGTCCGGACGATATCGCGGAAAAATTCGCTCATAACAACAACGTTATTCGCACCTTTCTCGACAGGATCACTTCGATCGTCGAAGCGCAGGGTGCGCGGATTGCCGCGCTCGAAGCACAACCGCTCGCCGGCGGTCCGGTTCTGCGCGGGGCGCGAACTGTGTCGAAAGCAGAAGACGGCAGCAGCGCAATCTCGGGCGCCTCGGGCGATCCCATCAACGCCTTTCGCAAGCATCTCGATAAGCTGGGACCCCATGAGCGCGCGCTTGCACTCATGAAGTTCAGCCTGGCCAACCCCCTGTCCTCCGCTCCGGGCGCGCAGCGGTAATTAACTCACTCTCCCTGGCGCGCCACGATTCCTTCGCGCGAGCCGGGATGACGATTTTCATCGAAAGGAACTCAAATGAACATTACCGCAGAAACGATGGCCTTGATGAAGGCGGCGCTCAGAAGCGATTCGCCTGAACTCGCAAAGGCGGTCACGACCGCGCAGGGACTGACCTTCTATGACCTGCAGGCTCCCGCGAAGAACCTCTATCCCGTCATCACCAAGCTCAGGAACATGACTCCGCGCGTCAGCCGACCGGCCGGCTATGGCACAGCCTGCAACTGGAAAGTCGTGCAGGCGATCACGGGATCTGGTTACGACGCAATGGGCTGGATACCGGAAGGCCAGCGGTCCGGCGCAATGACCTATACCACACAAAACATGAGCGCGCCCTACATCACCCTCGGCGAGGAAGATTATCTGACGTTCGAAGCGGAATCGGCGGGCGAAGGCTTCGAAGATCTGAATGCCACCGTTTCGATGCGGCTTCTCCAGAAGACGATGCGGAAGGAGGAAACGGGGCTGCTCGCCGGCAATTCGTCACTTGCGTTGGGTACGCCAGGCACGCCGGTGCTGAGCGCGCCAACGAACACGAATTCAACGCTTCCCTCCGGCACCTATTCCGTCATCGTCGTAGCGCTCACGGCGGAAGGTTGGCTTAACTGCAAAGGCAGCGCCGCCAGCGGCTTCACGCCTTCGAAAACCGTCACCGGCATGGACGGCAACACCTATGCGCTGAACGGCGGCAATTCCAACAAATCGACGAACGCGACGCAGGGCGTTACGATCAATTCGACGATGCTTGCCGCAACCGTTTCTGCTGTCGCCGGCGCGGTCGCCTATGCGTGGTTCGTTGGCGTTGCAGGCTCGGAAACGCTGCAGTCGATCACCACGATCAACAGCGCGACCTTTTCCGCTCCGCTCGCGACCGGGCGCCAGGCGGCGACGACGGTGACATCGGACAATTCCACCAATGGCGCTCTGGCTTTCAACGGTTACCTCGTCAACGCCTTCCAGTCGGGATCGGTGATCACACAGCCGACAGGCGTCGCGGGCGCCGGAACGCCGCTCACCGCATCCGGCCGCGGCTCGATCGTGGAAATCGACAACATGCTGAAAGGCATGTGGGACAGCTACCGCCTTGGACCCACGGCGATTTTCGTAAGCTCTCAAGAGCAGCAGAATATCACCAACAAAGTGCTATCGAACGCCAGCGGCCCGCTCCTGCGTTACGATGTGAGCGCAACGCCGGGGCAGCCATACGCGCTCTCGGCGGGCGGCCAGATCCGCTACTACTACAACCCCTACACGGGAGGCGGAATGGAAAGCGGACCGGGCGGCGGCGACACCGTTCCCGTCGTGGCGCATCCCGATCTGCCGCCGGGCACAATTTTCGCGCATTGTGAAAAATTGCCGGAATGGTACCAATCAAATGAAGTCCCCAACGTCGCCGAAGTGATCACGCGGCGCGACTATTATCGCGTCGATTGGCCGCTCCGCACCCGTCGGCGCGAATATGGCGTCTACGCCGAAGAAGTTCTCGCCGTCTACGCCCCGTTCGCGCTGGGCATTATCACGAATATCGCAAACGGCTGATGGAACGCGTCGTCTCTCGCCACGGCCGGCCAAATCCCGGCTGTGGCGAGGAGAAGGCGATCATGCGCACGCGAACGGGACATGGCAAATGGCCTCCGATGATCTCTGCACTTTGGCCGACGCAAAATTGTGGCTGGGCCGCACGGATGCGAACTCCGACGCCGTGCTTGCGGCGCTCATCAGGCGCGTGAGTCGGCAAATTCATTCCTATCTGCAGCGCGGCTCCATCCTTCCCTGCACGTTCACCGAAATCCGCAACGGCACGGGCGGAAACTCGCTCGTATTGCGGCGCTGGCCCGTTACATCCGTGACCTCCGTGACAGTCGACAACCAGCTGATACCGGAACGAACCACGGCTTGTTCATCCGGCTGGGCGCTCCAAGTCTGGGACAGCGCACCGCCAGGCCGCACGCAAACGCTTTATCTCGACGGGTATTCCTTCGGGCCGTCCGCGCCCGGCGTTACTCGAAACCAGGATGTCGAGATTGTCTATCAGGCGGGCTACCAAGTGCTCGTCGAGCCCCAAACCGTCGCTAGCGCCAGCGCCACCGTGAATGCGCCCTATGGCGCATGGGCGACGGACATGGGCGTAAGCTACGCGAATGGGATCCCGCTTACCGCCGTAACTGGCGCCCCAACCGTCGGCCAATACCAGCTTACGCCCGGTGATACCGGCAGCTACACGTTCAACAGCGGCGACAATGGCGCGAACGTACTTATTTCATATGGGTTTATTCCTTCAGACCTCGCGGACGCCTGCATCGAGCTTGTGGGCGAGCGATTTAAATATGCGCAGCGCATTGGCGAAACGAGTCACAGCCTGGGCGGCAACGAAACGGTCAGCTTCAATACTACGCGCTTCACACCTCTCGTGAGCGCTCTCCTGCAGCCCTACAGAAACGTCTTGCCGCTATGATCATCCTTGATTTCGACGCCGCGCCTGCGATCGCAAGATTGGACGCTCTGGGCGAAAGGCTCCGTGCGGCGACGCGTGGCGCGGTCGAGGCGGCGGCCGGTGGGCTGCTCAGCCTGGCTCGTGAGAAACTGTCGGGCGACGTGCTGAATATTCGGTCAGGTGCGTTGCTGGACAGCCTTCGTCGGGAGACGGTCGAGGAGTCCGGTCGCATCGTGGCCAGCGTCTACACAGACGGTCGCCTGCCGTATGCGCGCATGCAGGAATATGGAGGGCGAATAGACATCCCGGCGGGCGCGCCGGTTCACGCGAATGCGCTCGCCCTCGCCTATGAAGGCCGATTGGTTTTCGCGAAAAGCACGGCGGCGCACACCGTGACAATTCCGGAGAGGAGCTACATGCGCACCTCGCTCGATGAGCTTCACAACACGATTCCGCAGGGCATGCAGCAAGCAGTCGCGGACGCAGTCGCATGAGCGAGCCGCAATTCTCCCGCGAAGCAATTTATGCCGCCTTGTTCGCGCTAGCCAGCAATTCGGTCGCGTTTCCGACGGCCACCCGGCGGATCAAGGAGTATTCCGATGTCGACCAGGCGACGCAGCCGGCGTTGCTCCAGGTTGAACTCGGCGAAAAATGGAACGCGCGCATAGGGATGCCGCCTCTGGTGACGTTGAACTGTCGCCTATTCGTCTATTGCGAAAGTAGCGACCCCACTCTGCCGGTTTCCACTCAAATGAACGCGCTGCTCGACGCGCTGACGAATGCGCTCGCTCCCCCGATGCTGCCTCATGGCCCTTTCCGGCAGACGCTTGGCGGGGTTGTCCAGCACGCCGGGATCTCCGGTGAAGTGATGATCGCCGAAGGGCTGTCGGGGCAATCCGAGGCCGTAATACCCATCGAAATTCTCGTTAATCCCTAACTTCGCCGCGCCGACGCAAGCTGCGCCCCGACGGCGGATCTTCTGAAAGGAACCAGCAATGCAATTGAATTTCGGCGTCGGCACCGCCATAGGCAAACGCACCGACATCGCAAACGCCAAGCCGTCCTTTCTCGGCGTGCTGCAGGACCTAGAGATCGACATCGACGTGACGCTAAAGGAGCTGACGGGCGCCTACAAGATGCCAGTCGACGTCGCGCCGTCCAGCATGAAGGTAACCGGAAAGGCGAAATTCGCGCGCATCCAGGGCGCCACGGTCAATAATCTTCTCCTAGGCCAGTCGGAAACGGATAGCGCGGGCATCGATATGGCGGTCGCCGAGTCATTCACGGTTCCCGCCTCCTCGCCTTACACATACACCGTTACAAATGGCGCGCATTACATCGAAGACCTTGGCGTTTTCTACGCCAATGGCGGCGGGCAGCTCCAACCGGTCGCGTCCGGCCCGACACAGGGTCAATATGTTCCCGGCGTCGCAGGAACGGGTATGCTCACCTTCGCCGCAGCCGATGAAGGCGCAGCGATGACCACTTATTACAGCTATAGCGCCACATCGCTGGTGCAACTCAACCTCGCCAATCAGCTCATGGGGGTGGGCCCGGTTTTCGAGCTGCAGGCGAAACAAGACTATTTCGTTCAGGGCGTCGAGAAAAAGTTGATCCTGAAGCTCAACGCCTGCCGCGGGGCAAAATGGTCGCTCCCATTCAAGAATACAGACTACACGATCCAGGATTTCGAATTCTCGGCGTTCGCCGATCCCTCGAACAACTGGGGCACGTTCGCTTTCAGCGAATGACGCACGATCCCGAGATCGCCATCGCCGGGCGGCAGTGGCGTGTGCCGCTGCTCGTCCCGCGCCAAAACCGCATCGTGCTGCCTGGACTGTTCGCGCTTGGCCGCAATCCTGCTGTACAATACGGCACTCTGTGTGATGTCGTCGTTGCCGCGCTCTCCCGCGCGCATCCCGATCTCGACCCAGAAGCCTTCGACGATTGGCCGGTGCCGACCTACGAGCTGCTCGAAGCGCTTCCCGTCATTGCGGAGCAAACAGGCCTGCTGAAGCCGGGGCGTGCGAACGGCTCTTCTTCGCCGGAGCTTCCCGACTGGGACGCGATCATCGCCGAGTTCTGCAACCTCACGGGCTGGACTTGGGACTACTGCGAAGACGCGCTGACATGGCCGCGCATCGAGGCGATGTATGAGCAATGGCGCAAACACCCGCCAATGTCGGTGCTCTATGGAGCGCTCCACGGCTACAAGCCGCGGGCCTGCGGAACGGATGCGGTCGCAGAACTGATGCGCATGTTTCCCTCGGGCAAACTCTCCGCCGCTCAGATCATTCATTGAGGACATCATGGACAATCCTGTAATCGTGCTTGCGGGCAAATCGTGGCCAGCGCCGCCATTGGCGCCGCGCCAAAATCGCGTCGTCGTGCCGGCGTTGCTCAAGCTTATCCCCCGCATCATCGAGGCGCGCGACGAGGCGAGAGCGGCGCAGGAAGCCGACGTCGCTTGGCTTGCGCGCTTCGTTGACGAACCCACCTACGACCAGCTCGCAACCATCGCCTACACTGCCCTCACGAGAGCCAATCCGGAAATGAAGCGATCCGAGTTCGACGACATGCCGATCGACGTCTTCGAGCTCGTCGGCGCCGTTTTCGTCATTGCGCGTCAGGCGGGATTGTTGCGTCAGCCCGTCGCGAAACCGCAGGAATAATCACATGGCCGATGACGCCCAGATAAAAATAACCATTGCCGGCGCGCTCGACGATTCGCTTGAGGATGCCGCCAGCGCCGCGAAGGAGCAGATCGACCAGCTCGCGAGTTCCGCCGCAAGCGTCGCGGAAATATCCGCGGCCGCCGGCGAGCAGGTCGCCGCGAAAGCGCATGGCGCGGCGGCAATGGCTGCGCGAGACGCAGACATGCTCGCGCAAAAACAGATCAGCGCCGCGCAGATGGCCAACAATTTCGAACTGTCGATGAGCCAGGAAACGCTCGAACAGTGGCGACAGAATGCCGACGCGGAAGCTGAGGGCAAAAGCAACGCCGAACTCGGCTATCTCCAGAAGAAGGCGGCCGCAGACAAGGCCAACTCTGCGGAGGAGCAACGCGATCTGGATCAGCTGACGATCGCGCACCAGGAATATGCGAATCAGCTGCAGCAGATCGATGAGCGTTACCAGGAGAAAAAGCACGCGCAGCAGCAAAAGGAGCTGCAGGAATTCATCGCGGAACGGCAGTCCGAACTTCAATCCGCCACTGCATCCTTCGACGGGCAGTATCGCGCCGACGCGATATCGGCCGACAAAAAGGCCGAGCTTGAAATCGCCCAGACCAATAAGGTCAGACAGGAGATCAGCGACCGGCTGGACTTCGAGATGGAGGCCTACGGGGCGGACACGAGAGCCTATCAGGAGCTTGAATCGGAAAAAGAGAGAATAGACCGGGAATTCGCCGCCAAGCACAGCGCCATCGTCAAACAGGAGGTGAGCGAGGACACTGGGCAGTGGAACAAGTTGCTCGGCGCATTCAACGGCGCCGTGCAAGAGATGTTGTCGGGAACGAAATCATTCGCTGCGATCGGATACCAGCTTCTCGACAAGATGATCATGCAGGTCATCGAGAACATCGAGAAATCGGTCGTCGCCTGGGTCGTCGGCGAAAAAACAAAAACCGCGGCGACAGCGGCAGGCAATGCCGCGCGCACGGCTTCGAATGTGGGCGCCGCGACATCGTCGAACCTTGCTGATGCGTCGGCGATGAAATCGGGCATCATGGGACATGCCGGCAGCGCGGCGGCGGCGGTCTGGGATGATACGGCCCAGATCCCGGTCGTTGGGCCCATTCTCGCGCCGGCGGCGGCCGCCGCCGCCTTTGTCGCCGTCATGGCGTTCGGCGACGACCTGCCCTCGTTCGACGTCGGCAGCTGGGAAATCCAGCGCGACATGGTGGCGAAGATCCACCAGGGCGAAATGATCCTGCCTGCCAATCTCGCCAACCAGGTGCGCGCGGGAACCGGCGTGGGCGCAGCCTCTGCAGGCGATGTGAACATGCATTACGCACCGACGATAAACGCCCGCGAACCCGCAACGCTGTCCCAGATGCTGACTCGAGAGTCCGGAGAAATGCGCGCGTGGCTGAATCGCCAGTTCCGCAACGGTGCATTGCGCGCGTGATATGGTGCTTCTCTATCCTCGCAATCTACCGGGCCTCACCTATTCCTTGGTGCGCCGGCCGAAACACAGCGTCTCAGTCCAGACGCACCAATCTGGCGGCGAAGTGCGCATGTCATACTGGTCCGAACCCCTTTGGGAATGGGACCTGACGTATGAGCTGTTGCGCGACGGCTTCCGCATGGGTCGGGCATGGGATGAACTGAAACAGATCGAAGGTTGCTTTCTCGCCAGCCTCGGATCGCTCGCCGGCCTCGCGTTTTTTGATGACGACGATCACTCTGCGGTGCAGACCGGCCTGGGCGCGACCGATGGAACGACCTCCAACTACACACTGTTCCGTTATCGCGGCACGTCGAAAGAAGGCCAGAGCTACCTCGGATCGGAAACCATTGGCTTTCTCGATACGACGCAGCCTTTCAATCTCTACATCGATGGGACGCTCGTCGACGATTCGGATCCTGTTTATGGCTACACGTTGAACACGTCGACGCCCAAAAAGCAGCTCCTGGCGTTCAACTCCGCGCCGCCGGCCGGTCACGCTATCACCTGCGACATGAGTTGGCTCTATTATGTACGCTTCCAGTCCGACAGCCTCGAGCTCGAGAAATTCATGCATCAGCTATGGGGCCTGAAAAAGATCACTCTTGCGAGCCTGCGTTACTGACATGCGCGAATTCATCAATGGCAACGGCGGCGGCCCCGCTTTCCTGCAGTCGTGCCGCGGCGGCCCTGGCCAGAAACAGTGCTGGGTCGCAGAACTGTTCACCTTCACCCTGTTGACCGGCGCGGTTGATCGCTGGACGTCGTTCAATCGAAACATAGCCGTCGCGAGCAATACGTGGCTTTCCCCGATCGACGGCGCGCCGCTCGTCACCCGGAACCGGTTCAGCATAAAAAATACCGTGGAGGTGCCAGAATTCGAGATCCGGCTCAGCTGTTCCGATACGCTGCTGTCAAATCTGAAAGCCCAGGTTCACAACGGCCTCTGGGACGGCGCGCGAATCGAGATGGACCGCGTGTTTATGCCGACGCCTGGCGATACGCAGTACGGTTATGTCCTCCTGTTCAGCGGGCGGGCATCCGGCGCCGTGATTGATGCAGAAGGCGTTACGCTCACCTGCAAAGGCGACAATGTGCTTATGAACCAGCAAGCGCCGCGCAATTTGTATCAGACGAACTGCCTGCACACGTTTTGCGACTCCGGTTGTACGCTTTCTGAGTCTGCTTACACCTTTGCGGGCCTGACTGTCGGCTCCGGGTCCAACGCCGGCAACATCGCCTGGAACATCCCTGGTGGTTTTGCATCGACGCAATTCATCAATGGCAAGGTGACGATGACGAGCGGTACGGCCAACGGCCAAATTCGCACGGTTCGCTATGCCTCGAATATCTCGCTCGCACTAACCTATCCGCTATATGACGCGCCGGCAGCCGGCGACACATTCAACATCCTTCTTGGCTGCGGCCGCCAACAGTCCGACTGCGAAAACCGCAGCCCTGCCGCGGGCGGTTCCGTCAACAATGTCCAGCACTTTCGCGGCTATCCCTATGTGCCTCCGGCTGAGATCGCAGTTTGAAGATTGAAATCGTGCTATCTCGAGCGAGCCGCGCAGCGGGTTGCGCATCGCGGCTCGCCCAAGAGTACGGGAATTGGCGTCAGCCGGCTATTTGCCGGACTGGCCCTGCAATTCGAACAAGAAATCGCCCGTGTATCCGTCGCCGAAACAATTGTTGAGCGCGTTCCAGCTTGTGCAGCCCGTTCCGGCGCCGTTGCCGGGCTGCTGCCACACAGATGCGTCATTGTGCACGGTGGCCGTCATGGTCCAGCCCCACTCGACGCAGCTGCCGCCATAGTCGCAATTGACGTTGACGCCAACCCAGTAATGGCCGGCTTTCAGCTTCATGCCCTTCTTACCAAGGCTGATTTGATAGTTCGGGTTGCCGGTTGCGTTCAGGTTTGTGAATGAGCCATGTTTGACCAACTTGCCCGGCACGCCGCCCTTGTCCTTATAGAAATAGACATTCTCGGTGCCCCCACTGCCTGAACAACACCCGGTGACGTCAACCTCGGTCACCGTCCACGTCTTGCCCTTCGGGACAATGAAGTCGTCTGCGCCTTCGTCGTTATAGGCAGTGTAGGTGCCCGACGTGTAGTTCTGGGAGTTGATATTCAAGCCGTCGGAGTTGCTGTTCTGGTTGTACAGAACCTTGGCGCCCTTGCTATGATGAACGACCGAGGCGACCTTGGCTGTCTTGAACACCATGGATGGAGCCTGGGCGGCCATTGCTGCGCCACCCGCCGCCAGCGCGACGATGGACGCGACGGCGAGAAGTCCTGATCTGTTCATGAAAACCCCCTGCGGTTCAGGAACAGGAGGAGCCCTGCTCCTCCTCAAACACTAACTCCTTTGACGCTCCCGGGCAAGAATCGCCGAACCCAGTCGAGATGCAATGACCTGCAAAGAGAATGAGGCGGCGGAGCGCGTCGCTTTCGTGGCGGAAGCGAAGACCTGGCTCGGAACTCCGTTCCGCGACCAGGGGGATGTGAAGGGCGGCGGCGTCGATTGCGCCATGCTGCTGGTGCGCTCAGCGGTCGGAACCGGGCTCATCGCGCCTTTCGACCCGCGACCCTACCCGCCGCAATGGCATCTCCATCGCGACGAGGAGCGGTTTCTGGGGATCGTCACCAAGCTCGGCGCCGAGGTCGTTCGGGAGCCGCTGCCCGGCGACGTGATCGTGTATCGCGTCGGCCGTTGCTTCAGCCATGGCGGCATCATCGTAGCGAGCGGACACGTCCTGCACGCCTATTACAAGACGCAGTCGGTCGTGATCTCGCCGTTGCATGAGTCCGAGCTGGCCTGCCTTCCGGACGGCAAGCCGCGCCCGTTCAAGCTTTTCGATTTGTGGTCCGAACCGTCCGACCGCCCAGCCAGGAAAGAGAACCTATGACCGGCCTCACCGATTACAGCGCCGACAATGTCCTGAATTACATCGTCGGCAAGACAGCCATGCCATCTCTGCCGACGACATATCTTGCGCTGTTCACCGCCGTTGGCGGCGACGGCGGATCCGGCTTCACGGAAGTGTCGGGCAATAATTACTCCCGCGTTGCCCTGTCCGGCGATTGGAATTCGGCGACCGGCGATGCGCCGTCGACGATCGCCAATGGCTCCGCCATCACGTTTCCGACGCCAACGGGATCGTGGGGAACCATCATCGCCTGGGGCATCTACGATTCATCGAACGGCGGCAATCTTCTTGCATGGGATTATCTCGGCGCCTATGCCTGGCTGCCGGTCTACATCACCGCGGCTTCGCCGGCGGCGTTCGACGCCAAGGGCAACGGCTACAGCGCCGGCGATGCGGTTGTTTACACCACCGAATATGGCGGCGCCGCGCCCAGCTTCTCGCAGTCGAATCTTTCTGGTCTGCTCGCGGCGGTGTCGCCTTCCGGAGACACATTCACCATCACCAATGGCGGCGTGGCGGTGAATACATCGTCCACCGGCTCGGGGATGGTCCGCAAGGTTGCAATGCAGTCGGTCGCCGCGAACGTCGTCATCAGCTTCGCGTCCAGCGCACTCACGCTCTCTCTGGCGTAGCCAATCATGGCCTGGAGCGCGCCTTCACTTTTGAACGACGCCACGGGCACGACGGCGGCGACGTCGCAAACCATGGGTGGAATCACGGCGTCGGCCGGAACGCTCGTCGTCGTCGCTCTGGCGTTCATCGCCAGCAACTCGTCCGTCACCGGCGTGACGATCGCCGATTCAGCAGGCGGTAACAGCTGGAACATCCATTATGTCGAGCAGACGAGCGTTCCAGGTTATCTCGGCTTCGCGTGGAGCGTTCTGTCGAACGGATTTGCGGGTGGCTCGATCACGATCACACGCTCCGGTTCGGGCAATATCAAACAATGGGCGATGGCTGCGTATGCGCTAAGCGGCGAAAACGCATCGGCGCCTGAAGACACCGCCGTTTACGCAGGCTCAACCGGCGCCAGCACTTCGCCGGTGGTGGCAGGCAACGCGGCTGGCCGGGCTGGCGATTTTGTCTTCGCGCTCGACGCAGAGTGGCCCAGCATCGCGACGACCTACACGGAGGACGCGACCGACGGCTGGACCAACCTTCTCAACAATCTGAAGCCTAGCAACACAAGCGTCGGCCTCAGCGTCGCATATCAGACAAACTCGGGCACATCCGGTCTTACGCATGCGCCCCATCTTTCAGCCAGCGTGCCCTGGGCCGAGATGCAAGTCGGCCTCGCGCCCACCGTCACCACTCTGTCCATCGGCGCCGCGGGCGCAATGATGGCGCGCGGCGCATCCGCCGCATCGCTCGCCGCCACGATTGCCGCGCGCTCGGCGTCGAAGTCGCGTGGCTCGTCCGCCGGATCGTATGCAACATCTGTGGGTGGGCACAGCACAATTTGCGCCGTGGGCAAGGCAGGCGGGGTCTTTCGGACGAGCGTTTCCGGTCGTGCACTCTTGGCCTTATCCGGCGCCGGCGCTCCAGGTTTCTTCGTCCGCGCGGCCGGGCGGCTGCTCGCTGCGCTCAAGGCGTTCGCGCGCCCCCGCGACACGGCGGTTACCTTTGATCCCGATTATGCGCTGCTCGCGCCATCCCGCGCCGAAACTCTTGTAGCGCCCGGACGCAGCGACGCGCTCCTCGCCTCTTCTGTCATCGAAGCCTTTCTTGCGGAGTAATCCCGTGCTTTGTGCAAGCTCGCGCACCGCGTATATGACGCGGACGCTCACTGTCGGCTTCAGTCAACAACTGCCCGCCGGCGTCACGCTCGCCTCATGCAGCGTGACGGCAGAACCGGGCCCGGCTTCGAGCACGGTGAAGGATACGCAATCCGGCGCGAGCGCGACGCTGTCCGGTTCGCCGGCAATCAATACGCAAACGCTCACGATCAACACGACCAACGGACCGGTCGTCCAGGCGGCCGGACAGGCGATTTCACAACAGGTGACGGTCGGCCTCACCGGCGCGAACTATGTCTATCGCTTCCAGGCGACGGCCAGCGACGGAGACACCTATGAAGCCGACATACTGCAATTCGTCGTGCCTTATGTGCCAACGCCATGAAAATGAACCGCAGAGAGGCAAAGGCGCAAAGGATGATTCCTTCTTCCCTTGGGGGAGAAGTGGCCCGAAGGGCCGATGAGCGGTTGCGCGCGAACGCGCGCGGACTAGACCTTGCATCTCTGCGCCTTTGCGGTTGATCGCCCATGAGCTTCCTTCAATCCGGTGGGACCAACTCGACGCAGCGGACCGTCTATACCGGCCTGCAGCTACAGACATCGGCGCAAGGCGTCCCGGTCGCCCTCATCTGGGGCAAGACGCGCGTTGCGCCGAACATTTTCTGGTACAACAATTTCCAGTCCCACAAACAGGGAGCAAAAGGCGCGGGCGGCAAGGGCGGCGCGAAAGGCGGCGGCAATTACACTTATACGGCCGCGGTGATGCTGGGCCTCTGCGAAGGCCAGATCTACGGCATCGGCGCGGTGTGGACGGACCAGACGGAATACCGCACCAACGGATTGACGAAGCTCGGCCTCACGTTGTTCTCCGGAAGCGCCACGCAATCGACATGGTCCTATCTCTCGAGCGCGTATCCGGCGCAGGCGGTGCCGTATGAATCGCTCGCCTATGTCTGCTCGTCGAATTACAAACTTGGCTCGTCGGCCTCGTTGCCGAACCACAACTTCGAGGTCCAGGGAATATTCTGCTACAATTACTCCCAGGGCTCGACCGGTCAGGGCGACGTCAACCCGGGCAATATCATCTACGACTTCCTGACCAACCCGCAATACTCGATCTCGTTGCCGGCGTCCTCGATCGACGCGACAAGCCTCGCCTACTACAAAACCTATTGCCAGGCGCAGGGTTTCGCAATTTCGCCGGCGTTGACCAGTCAGGAACAAATCAGCGAAACGCTCGACCGTTGGGCGAGCCTGTCGAACACCTGGATTTTCTGGAGCGGCGGCGCGCTGAAATTCGTTCCGCTCGGCGATTCCGCGATCGCGGCGAATGGCGCAACCTACGCGCCGGAACTGACGATCCAATACGACCTCACTTACGACGATTTCATCGCGACAAAAATCCGGCAGGGCTCCGCGGGCGGCGGCGACGGCGCGTCGAAGACCGGGGATGGCGGACCGATTCAGGTCACGCGCGCCGATCCCGCTGATTGTCCCAACCATGTGAAGATCGAAATTCTCGACCGCGGGAACGCCTACAACGCCTGCCCGGTGGAATGGCAGGATCAAGGGCTTGTCGATCAGTTCGGCCAGATCGATGCGAGCGTCACGCAGGCGCATGAAATCTGCGATATCGGCATCGCAGAGATCTGCGCCCAGCTTGTCGGCCAGCGCGCCGCCTATATCCGCAACACCTATGCGTTCAAACTCGGTTACGAATTCGCGCTGCTGGAGCCTGGCGATCTCGTCAGCCTCACCGACCCGCATATCGGTTTGAACCGGTTTCCGGTCCGCATCCGCACCATCGACGAGGACGAGAATGGCAACCTCTCCATCGTCGCCGAAGAATTCCCAGGCGCGATCGGCACCGCGCCGTAAGTGGTTTAACCACGAAGAGCACAAAGAGCATGAAGCGAGAGGCGGCCTTTTCGGGGCGCGGCGGCCGTGCGTTGATAGGTCCATCGCGCGCCTTCGCGCGCAACATTTTGATTTTTTCCTTCGTGCTCTTTGTGCTCTTGGCGGTGAACTTTTCTTCCATGAACGCAACATAATGACCCAGCAATCTGCACAGGGCGGCGGGTACGACAGGAATGTCGATCCCGGAGACGTCAATCCGCCTGCGATTTTCGAGCCGTCGACATCCATCATTCCTGGCGGCGCGCCGCAGGTATGGATCGCGGCGAGCGGCGGCGCGGATTGGGGTGGGTGCCTCGTCTCGCTGTCCTTCGACGGCGTGAATTATGATTATGTGGGAACGATCACCTCGCCGGCCTATCAGGGCGTGCTCGCGGCGGCGCTGCCGGCGGCGTCCGGCCTCGACACCAGCGACGCCCTGGCCGTCGATCTCACCGAAAGCGCCGGCGTGCTGCCGACCGCGGCGACAAACGCCGACGCGGACGCCTACCGCACGCTCTGCTATGTTTGCCCGGCCTATACTACGACTGCGCCTGGCAATGGCGAGTTGCTCGCCTACGGCACAGTGTCGGCGACGGGAACCTACACTAACAACCTGACCTATCTGCAGCGCGGACTCTACGACACGACGGGGAGCGCGCATTCCAGCGGCGATTTCTTCACCCGCATCGATCTCGGCGAGCTCGACGCGGCGCCGAATTCGGTGATCGCCTACACGCTCCCGCCGCAATATATCGGCGCGTCGCTCTATCTGAAGCTGCAGAGCTTCAACGTGTTCGGCAACGCGTTGCAGGATATTTCAAGCGTGACCGAATACGCCTACACGCCCAGCGGCTCCGGGTATGGCGGCGGCTCCGGCGGCGCCCCGACGGCGCCGACGGGATTCACCGCCACGCTCTACACTTACACTGTCGGCCTTAACTGGAACGACAATCCCTCGTCGGACCACGTCACCAAATATATCGTGCAGCGGAGGCTGCACGCCGGCGGAAGCTGGACGAACATCGCCACGGCCTACGCATCGCAATACAATGACTCCTCCGGCATCTCGAACACGGCCTATGACTATCAGATCCTGGCGGTGAATATTGCCGGCGACAGCCTGCCTTCCGCCACGCAGACGATCACCACCAACAACAATTTCAACTGATTTCTCAGCCGCGCTGCGCACTCACTCCTGCGCGCTCAGATTGCTCCACTCCGCGACACCGCTCGAAACCCATCGGAAAGTAACCAATGGCCAATATCTTTCTGCTCGCGCCTGCGCCGAACATGCAATTCGCGTCCCTGCCCTCCGGCTCGACCTATGTCTCCGATGCAAACGGGCTGGTTCAAATGCCCAGCGGAAACACCGTCGACCTCATCGCGCTGGTGGTGGCCGGGTGCCGGGCGCTGGCGCCGCTTTCTTCGATGGCGCAATTTCAAACGCTCACGGCGCTCTACGCGCAGGACGTCGCCGCGCCATATCCATTGTTCACGACCGCGATCGTGACCAATGACGGGACGCCGGCGAATGATGGTTATTGGCAGAAGACATCCGGCGGAGCGGGTAGCGGAAACTGGACCCAGCTTCAGCAGGGCCAGATCTCGACGCTGATCACGCAGGAAGCCACGAACGCGACAAATATCGCCGCCAACGGCGCATCGATCTCCGCGCTCCAAACGCGCGCCGCAAGCGACGAAAGCGCGATCTCGGGCCTGCAATCTTCCGTCGCGACGATTCAATCGACGCTCGCCAGCGCGATCACCAACGTCACGCAACAGAAATTCCCTGCCAATGGCGCAGCGAACGTCGCAACGACCACCACGCTGCCAACCTATGCCGCATCCGGCTCCGGCGCGTCGCTGGCGTTGACGGCGACCAGCAATGGCGCGTTCCCGACCACCGACGGCGTGGCCGCTGCGGTGAACAATCGCGTTCTCGTCAAGAACGAGACCGGCGGGAATCAGCCCTACAATCAGCTCTACACGCTGACCCAGCTCGGCACAGGATCGACGCCATGGATCCTCAGCATCGCGAGCGACGCAAACACGCCGGCAGTTGTGAATGGGCTGTCGGTCTTCGTCGCGGGTGGAACAATCAACGGTAACCAGGCTTTCACCCAGATTGATACGATCGCGACGATCGGAACGTCAAATGCGCTGTGGCAGCATTCCGCCGGCGGCCTGGGCGTGCGGACGTCGATGTTCCAGCAGGCGAGCAATCCGTTCACCGCCGCCGACATCGCAGCGGCCGCGATCGGCGGCACGGCCATTCTCGACACGGCGCAAACCTATTCGAGTTCGTCGAACTACACGACGACGGCGCCATGGCGTTTCGAGAACAGCGGCGCGCTGACGATCTCGGGCTCCGGCAATGTCACTTTCGCGCAAGCGCCGTCCTATGACCGCTTCGCCAATCCCTACGATCAGATTTTCGTCTATTCGAGCACCGGCCGCGCGTTGTTCTCCTATCCCGGCGAAATCTCCCCTGTATGGTGGGGCGCGAACTGGCAGGGCTCGACGACATTCGCGACCGAGCAGGGCACGACGCGGGCGCTGCAATACGCGGTCTATGCGATGGACGGCGCGGGGCCACATTCGCTCTGCACCTTCCCGCCCGGCGTCTACGCCTTCGCTGCGGGCACGAGCCAGGCCGCGGCGGGCAGCGCCAACAGCAGCGGCTCCGCGCTTTACGTCTATTCCCGCTACATGCGGTTCCGCGCCAAGGCGCCCGGCACGGTGCGCTGGTTTGTCGATCCGACCAGCGTCATTACCGGCGCAAGTCATCTCGGATTCTTCCTCGCCGGCAGTCCGAATTTTGACGGCTCGGGCTCGCAGTATGGCGGCACGATGAATTCTTCGTTCATCGCCACCACCGGCGGCGGACCCATCTGCTCGGGATGCAATTTCGTGGGCGCATTCGATCCGACGAAGGTGGAATTCGACTTCCTCTGGGAGAATCTCGACTACGTGTTCAACCCGACGCCCTATTCGGGAACGTTCCTGGGCTCCAACCGCAAGCTCGTCCCGGTGTACCGCCAGGGCTCGTTCCGCGCGCTGTTCTCCAATTCGAGCTTTTACGGCGCGCCGAACGACGGCTTTTATGTGCTGGGCTCGGGAACCGCATTTCGCTGCAAGGGCGTGAACAATGGCTTCTATGGCGGGGCGACAAATGGCGATTCGACCCGCAATGGCTTCACCATCGCCGGCTGGATGGATCTGCTGACGCCGGGACTCGTCGCCAACAAGATCAGTCTCATCGAATGCGAGACGATCGCCAACGCCAACACCGGCATGGCGGTGGGCGCCATGGCGCAGCATGTCTCGATTTACAGCTCCACCGACAATGGCTCGAATGCCGGCATCGAACACATCCTCGCCGGCGGCGACATCATCACCCAATGGGCTCCGAGCTACACCGTCGTCGCCAATCAGCTCATGTATGTTCCGGGCTCGGCGACGGGCTGTCCGGCAGGTCTGGGCGGCCTGGTGTTCCAATGCACCAGCGGTGCGGGCGGCGTGACGAGTCCGAGCCTGCCCGGCGCCATGTCGAGCGCCACCGTCGGCCAGTCCGGCATTTCCGACGGGTCGGTCACCTGGCAATGCATCGGCTACATGCCGGCGAACGGCCGCGTCTCCTCCACCGTCACCCGCGCGCGCAATCTCCTCGACGGCGCGATCCCGACAGGCGTCTTCTATCCCTACGGCATCGGCGAAGTCAGCGCGCCAACCAAAGTCACCGGCAACGGCGTCAACGGCGCCTATTCCTGGGTGCTGAACTCCGCGAACGAAAACGTCTTCAAGAGCATCGGGGAGACAGTCAGGAATTATGGGTATACGGGAAATACTTCAGCTCCCGCGGGTCAAGTAAACTGCCACAACGGTGGCCATGTAGTGCTTAACGACTACGAGGCGGACAGCTGTTATGCGACGGCAAACAACATGCTTGTTGTAAACTGTAGTTTAAATGCGTTTGGCTCAGAGCCCGATAATCAAGCGCGTGTTTGGGCTAAAGTTCGCTTTCGAAACCCGCAAGGCACCGCTGCCTTTGCCGGACTATTCGGTTTGTCCGGCAATCTGAACTGCTACGACCTCGAAATAGATCATGACGCATCACCGCTATATTATGGAGTGTTGATCGAACACGCTCAGAGCAAGGCGTCTACGCTGGAGACAGGGCGAATCAAGATCCGGGGTTACGGAACCGCCCGTGACGAAATATTTCTTAACTGGGCGACAAGTGGCTCAAGCGTAGCAAAGGAAATCCTGATTGAGGACTGCGAAGCCCATAACTGCAATTCTGCGGGTGTCACGTCCGACGGCGCAGGTTTTCTACATGTCGCAGCCAGCGTATCCATGAACCTGTCCGCAAAATTTAGGGTTAGAAATTGCGTTGCGAGCTATGGAGGCGTCACGAACCATCCGATCGTCGTTAACTCTTCCGGCAACATCACTGGCGGCCTAAAGTTCGACGTTCAAGACAACGAACTAAACGCCGGCTCGTGGAAACTCAATTACGACCATGGAATTACCCCGGGGCTATTCGACAGCACATCACCCATCCTGACCTATGCGGCCAGGAACAATGGCCTTCCCGGCGACAAAGAAACGCAGGGTACGACGACTCCAGCTGCGTTTACCTGGCGCATTGGCGACCGGCAAATGCGACGTAATCCGGTCGCGAGCGGCACGATTCTAGACGTATGCACGGCAGACGGAACTCTCTCAGGTACTATGAGCGGCTGCAACGTCACCGTCGGTAATGGCACCGATAATGGAACGTATACTGGTACACCCCCAACCCCCGGTGACGTGATTACGTTCAGTGGGCCAACAAATGGCCCTTTTGCTGTGACACGAGCTGACAGTGGCTTGATATATCTTGAACGAAATACGAATGCAGCAACCGGCGGCTCCGTCCCAGCCTCTTATGCGTCGCCGACGTTTAAACAGCTCACACTTTCTTCTTAA